AGATGACAAGTCAACTTGAGTTTCATCGTTATTCTAAGCAAATTGGTGGTAACATTGCTAATACTGTAGTTAATTACGAATTTAAGACTAAGAGTGGTGGTACAACTAATCTTTGGATTAATGAAGAGATGCGTCAGCATGATATTAACATTCGTGTTATGGATGAAGAGCGTCTTTGGATTGCTGAATACAATCGTAATGAGAATGGTGAAGTAACTCTTACTGACCCTAAGAATGGAGAACCTATTCCGCATACTGCAGGTATGGTTCAGATTTGTGATGAGTCAAATTACGAAACTTATGGTGAGTTCCTTACTCTTCATAAGATTAAGCGTAGTGTCGGTGATGTTCTTGATAAGAATACTGATACAGGTCAGATGGAAGTTGTATTTGCTGGTGGTAAAGGTTTCATGGATGATTTCGATGATGCTATTCGTTCTGATGCTAAGGGTGAGGGTTTTGCTACTCCTCTTGGTGATAAGATGATTGACAACTTTGATGGTGGTCTTTCTTATGGAAATTACTTCCGTCGTTATAAGACAGTTGATGGTCATATTATTACTGTAAAGCATCTTGCTTTCTGTGATAAGGGTACTATTGCAGAGAATGCTAAGTCTAATGGTATGATTCATCCTCGTACTGGTCTTCCTATTACTTCTCATCAGGCATTTATGCTTGACTTCTCAACTTATGAGGGAGTTCGTAATATTCGTAAGGTTCGTCAAAAGGGTCAGATTTATCAGTCTGGTGTACTTAAAGGACTTGCTCCAATTCCTGCTGCATGGGGTTCTGTACCATCTAACTCTATTGCTACTCGTATTGATGCTTCTTTCTATGAGATTAAGAACTCATACGGCTTGCAGGTAAATAATGCAACAAAGATGATGCACTTGAAGTGCATACTCTAAAACATAATAGTAATTAAATTAATAGAACAAATATGGCACTTACAATTCCAAATAAGGACGCTAATGGTAATGTTCCTACAGAAGATAAAGATAAGACTGTAACTCCTACTCCAGCAGAGGAAACTACTACTCCTAATAGTACTCCTACTGCTGGTAGTGAAATTCTTGACGATGATTTGGATAAAGAGTATAGAGAAAAGCGTAATGTAACTATTGCTCTTATTCATAACTATTCTAATTACCGAAAGAAGAACATTAAAACTCTTGGTCAGAAGACTGAAGTTATTGGTTCTTGTATTCGTTCTTGTAGAGTACTTGCATCTAATCAAGGAGAGGTTGAGGCTTATTTCCCTGCGATTATTGGTATATCTCCTAATAATCCTAACTTTGTTACTCGTGTTAAGGCTTGGCTAAGTAATATTTCTATGACTGTTAATGAGAAGAGTGTTGTTATTAATACTTCTTTTATTTATCGTCGTAAGAGAGATTATTTAGCTATTAAAGCTAAAGAGGACGAAATTAATGCTCGTTATGATAATGTTAATCGTGGTAACATATCTGAATTAAAGAAAGCTCTTAATGAAAAGATTGAGCAACTTAATGCTCTTGAGAGTACTAAATATCAATATGGTAGTCCAGAGAACATTGAAGAGTATTTAATGTATCGTCATTGTCTACTTTATTCAGAGGTTGCAAAAGACATTGCTCTTATTAATTCTAATCCTTCTATTCGTTTCTATATTAAAGATGACGTTAAGGAGGCTGAGAAGACTAAGAAGTTGATAGAGGAACGTAAGTTAGCTATGCGTAACTTTGTTGAACTTGATGGTACTGAAGCTAAGTTCAATGCTGTTTACACAGCTATTGCTGTTCTTAATGGTGAAAACCTTATTGAAGCACTTCTTAAAGACAGGTCTTTGAAATCTTCTATTATTATGGATTATGCTAATCAGCATCCTGATAAGTTTAATAAGGTTTATTCAGATAAACATATTATGACTAAAGCTCTTGTTGAAACTTTGATTTCACGAGGTGAACTTATCAGATCTGAATTTAATCAGCAAATCTCTACAGCAGATGGTGCTTTTGTTGGTGCTAATCTTAATGAAGCAGTAGCTTATTTTGATAATCCTGACAATAGTACTGTACGTACTGCTTATGAGAATAAGTTGAAACTCTTCTAATTTATATTTAAGTGTATGAACATTTCTCAGATGCACGTGTTCTTCCGTCAGTTTGCTCAACAAATGGGTATGCAAAATGTTCGGGCTATTCTTCCTGAACAGATTGATTTACTTATTAATACGAGTATTTCTGATACGATAAATCAACTTATCCGAGAAAATGTTGGTATTAAGAATGATAGAATTATTACAGATAGTTCTAAGATTGGTACTGTTAATGCACTGCGAACATTATATAAAGTTTCTATCTTACCACTTGCTACTTCTAATCCTGCTTTAGGGTTTAGGGTTAAGAATAGCAGGACTGGTAAGATGAGTACTGAAGATGCGACTAAGCCTACACCTTTTCCTAATACTCTGTTTTATGTAGATTTTAGTATTAACTATAAGACTACTACGACAGGGTATAATGGTACAGATGATACTGCTCCGTTGTTTTCTCAAGATGCTCTTGAAACTAATTTATTTCCTGTTCGTATCATTGATGATATTTTTCTTGCAGACGCTCTTAATGATTTTCTTCTAAAAAATAGACTTCGTTCTCCTATTATTGTTACTCATAGTAATGGTATCTTTGATTTGTATATTGACAAGTTTACTAAAAAAGATGGTACTTATTACACTCTTGAAAACAATCTTGTACCACATCAACTTCGTGTTTCTTATATAGAGAAACCTGCTGTTGTTAGATATTCTGAAGATTTGAATGGTACAAATGTTGACTGTAATCTACCTGAATTTATGCACGAAGATATTCTTAAACATGCTGTTGATTTATATCATACCGCATTACAAGGAAGTCTTATTGCAGACCAAGCTAAACAAGCTCAACAACAAAGAGAAGATTATAGGAATGGACAACGTCCCCAACAAACGGATAATCAAAACTAATTATTAATTAAAGAAGTTATATGAAAAGACTTTTTATAGTAAATGCTACTGCCGCTCTCAATGGTGGTGCTGCAAAGCCTACTGATTTGTCTGGTATGGCTGATGGTTCAATCGGTTTTTATGAGTGTGATGCAGCTGCTTGGCTTGCTGCTGCTCCTAAAAAGGATTTTGCTATTGTAGCAGGTCGTGGTGCTAATAACGCTGCTATTGTTATGCCTGAGGTTAATCTTAAGACTCTTAAGGTTGTTAAGGCAGCTTATGCAGCGGGTACTAAACTTAAGAAAGAATTTACCATTGTTGCTCCTGCTGATGATTTGGGAGTTAAGGTTAATAATCGTTTGTTCTTTGACTATACTGTAATTGTTAGTGTTGCAGGTACTAAGTTGAACGAACGAGTTAATTATACTTATACTGAACGATTCCCTAAGTCAGTACTTCCAAAAGATGTTGCTGCTAAGATTGGTAAGCATTTCTCAAATCAGTTTGCTGAAGCAGGTGTTGATGTTAAAGTAACTGTTGCTGCTGAAAAGGTTTCTTTTGAGGCTGCAAAAGATGATTCTATTTTCAACGTAACTCTTACTGATGCACTTGCTCCTCTTGCTATTACAACAACTGCTGCTGTAGCTGCTTGTGGTACACCTGAGCAGATTCTTTCTCTTGCTAAGGCTTGTGCTGCTGATGCAGGTTATCAGTATCATGAAGATAGAGATATCTATCCGGGTTATCTTGCAGATGTAGCAAAGGGTGCTACTTACAACCTCTACACATTGTCTTACTCTAATGTTCTTCATCCTGCTGCTCATGTTATGGAGGAGAGTGTTAATCAAGTAATTCACATTGCTGTTCCAGCAGGTGCTGCTTCTGAAGAGGGCATTGGTAAAGTTCTTGTTACTGCTTAATTGACTGATGACCCACTATTGGCTATCCTGCTGATAGTGGGTTTCTTTATTAAGATAATAGTATGCACGATTTATCTACAATTAATGAATTAATAAGTAACGCAGTTAGAAGTTCTTCTTATAATACAGTTCTTCTTTCAAGTTGTGTCTTTATTATTTACACTTTGATTATTAAAGTTATTGATATGCTTAAAGCTAAAAGTCGTAACAAACCAATTATTGAAATGGCTACTGCTATTAAAGATATTGGTTCTAACGTTATTAAGCTTAACAACGTATTAGATAAGACTTTCAAAGATGCAGAACATAAAGATTACATAAGATGTAAAAATGCTATTCGTTTAGCATTTGAAGCATTGAAGTCTAAACTTAATGAAGATTGTATAGAAACGATTATTACTAATCATGTTGAAGAAAATAAAGAACAGATAGTAGAAAACATACTTAAACTTGTTAGTACTGAGTATTATAAAGTTTATTCTATTTTATCTAATTATGAAATAGATAATGTTAATGTTGCTTCTCAATTAGACAAACGATGGATAGAACAAATATCTAATACGATAATCTCTGTCATATATGGAAAGAAGTCTGATATTAGTCGTATCTTACAACTCCAACATCGTCTTAATATTGAGATTGGAAAATATGAAACTTATATTGATAATAAAGTATTTAGTAAATAACTTATGACTAATGATTTTGAAGGTATTGGACTTAATGTTGTTAATGCCATTATCAATAATGCTATGTCGGGCATAACACTCTCTTCTACGGGGGTGCTATTGCCCAACTTTTGGTTTACAGGCTCTTTTCGTATCTTGTTGGTACATTCTATCAACCATATAAATTTATACTCTCAGAACGAAAAAGAAAATATTACAGAACTTTATATTAAAAACCAAATGCTATGATAGATAGTGCTAATTGTATTGGAACTTTGTTTATGACAATTCCTGCTCAATATAATGATATTTATGAGAAGATATTACTTCTTTTTTCTGAATATGGACTTGATGCAGTTAAGGATTGTAAAGTATCTTGTAGAGATAGACAAAGTCGTATTGTAGAATGTTTCAATATATTTACCGCAGGTGTTGCTGCTTGGAATGCTGGTAGATATAAAGAGGCTTCTCTTGTAATGAATTATGTTCGTGGTCAGATAGATATATATTATCCTAATAAAATTGATAATACTAAATCTATATATTTTGTATTGAGAGATAAAACTCTTGATGCTGATAAAATTACAGCAGAAGAAATTAAAGATTTTGAAATTAGAGTTAATAATGTTGCAACATCTTATGTTGTAAATTGTGGTGCTACTTCTGAATTGTATATTGTTTCTCCTGTTAGTTTAACTTCTGGCACTCGTACTCTACTAAATTCTACTACAAGTAATACTATTGTTTTTACAAAAGTAAATACGATTAAAGTAGATGATAAAGATTATATAGTGTATAAACCTAATACTTCTTTTAGTAATAGTACAAGTGTCGTAACAATACTATAAGTATGCCTAAAGAGATAGAAAAGATTGTACAAGGTGGTACTATGACTACCACTGATGCTATATATGATTTTAATCTTGGTGAAACTCAAGAAGATATAAATGCTAAAATTTCATCTTTTACTAATGGTGGAAATGCAGCTATAGAAGCACTCAGACGAGAACTTGAACGAGTACTTATCGAGATTAATGGTAAAACGTATTCTACTACTGGTATTGAATATGATACATATCCTACCAAAGGTAGTTTCAAATTAGTTAGAAGTAATGGTATTTATCAGTATATTGTCAATAATACTCTTGAGTATAATTGTTCTCGGAATAATAACAATAGTAAATATAGTCTTGACGAGGCTATTGGAGTAATTCCTGAAGACTTTAGAGTACCGGGTATTCGTATTAGTTTCATTAATAAGATTAGTGGTAAGTATGTAATCTATCAGAATGTAAGCAAAGATTATAGTGCTGCTGTTACTGATTGGGAACTTATTACTAATGATGTATTTACATCTACTGTAGTTTGGAATACAGACGTTGAAAATACTCGTATTCAAATTCCTATCAATAAACGTAATATAGGTTTTGTTCTTAGTTATGTTAATACAAGTAATAACAAACCTATTGTTGAACAATATATTGGTAATCTTTTTACTGATGCTGAATGGGCTAAAGATGATAATTGGGTACCTGTCAATAAACGATATATTAAAGATAGTCTTGATTCTGATTCTACAGAGTATGCTTTAACAGCTAATCAAGGTAGAGTTCTTAAAGAACTTATTGATGAAGGTTATAAGTATTTTGGAATTGCTACTCCTGCTACAGCTCCAGAACAGCCTAAAGTAAAAGGTTATTATATTGCTTATACTGTCGGTGAATATATTCATTTTAGTACTTCTGAGGGAACTAATGTTACTATAACAGAACCTACTATTAAGTTTATTTATTGTTCTAATCCTGAAAGAAATGTTTGGAATAGTGTTGAAATCCCTGTTGTAATGCAGAGTACTTTTAATGAACTTAAACGTAGTGTTGATAATATAGAATCTATTAAAACAAGAGTTCTTACTGAAGAAGAGTATTCTAATCTTGCAAGTAGTGGTGGACTTGAAGCTGATAGATTTTATTTTACTCATGAAGAAGAATAGTCTATGTTACATAAAGATGGTCATAATATAGGTGGTATCTTTTATGGTAATAAGATTATTACTAAAGTTTATCGAGGTACTACCTTAGTTTGGCAACTTATTAAGAGTTGTTTTGGTGCTGGTTATTGGATTAGAAACAATCCTTGGAAAGGTACTGATAGTTGGAGAAATCATAAATAAGTTAATAATATTTTTATGGCAAAAGTTATTGATAATAAACTTGATAGTCTTGATACTTCTTGGGAAGGTTATGCAGGACGTCGAGTTGAAGAGTTTATAAAAGATAGATTTAGAGGTCTTGATACTTCTAAATATGGCTATCTTAGTGTTGAGTCTGGAGATGCTGGTCTTCAGACTATGCGCTTTTTTAGAGATAGTGATAGTTATGAGCAATGGTTTAGTGATAAAGCTACTTATGCTGATAACGTACTTTCTACATTTGAGTTTTATAGTAATCGTCCTGAAGCTACATTTACTACTAAAGCTACTATTGTAAAGCTGTCTCTATACACATCTCCGAGCCCACGAGACAAGAGGCAATCTCGTATGCCGTCTTCTGCTTGAAAAAAAAAAAGAATAAAAATAGTAA